TGAAACAGTAGCGGCTAAACTCCGGGCAGAGCAGGAGATAAATATGGGGGCACTCAAGGTACTAAACATCAATTCTGGTGGGTTTACTGGGTGGGCCTTCGTAGCAAACGTGGATTAGAATGTAAATACGGGCACTTAGTACCTCTATGTTATAATAGTAATAGAGGCACTAGGTGTCTTTTTATATTAGACATAACGGATTTTACTACATGAGGAGGTCATACTCTTGTCAAGTTCAGGCGTAATTTCTACTTCGGTAGCCTCAAACTATGAGCTATCGATTGAGTGGACATCAACACAAAATACCACAAGTAACTACAGTACCGTTACAGCTAAGATGTACTGGGAAGCAGACCGATATGGTTCTGTTAACTCTAGTACAGTAAAAGACGGCGCTATCATTATAGACGGAACAACCTACACATTCAGTGGATCAGGATTAGCAGACCTGAACCCAGGACAAAAGAAGCTGATTGCTACCAAGTCCAAGAATGTATACCATAACTCGGACGGATCCAAGAGCTTTTCGTTAGACGGTTACTTCGATGCAGAGGTAACGTTAAGTGGGACGAAGTACAGTCGTATTAACCTAACGGCTAAAACATTTACACTAGATCCGATTCCACGTAAATCTTCTTTAACATCGAGTCCGAACTTTACATCAACAGAAAACTTTACGTTAACTATTTCTCGTGCATCGAATTCATTCAGTCATATTGCCTATCTAGATGTACAGAAGAGAGATGGAAGCTGGCAGTACGTTAAGTCGATTGAATTCTCGACATCTCAAACATCTCAGTCATCTTCGTTTAATACAACAGATAATACTCGTGTATTTGACGCACTAGACGGTCGCTCTTCCGCCCCTATACGAATTAACCTGAACACTTATAACGGTTCAGATAACTTAGGGTACAACACCTACAATGGTACAGTAACCGCCTCTAAAGCATCCGATGGGTACCCTGTGTATGGTGAAGCAGGTGCAGATACATACATGTATGTAGATCAGACTGTCGGAATTAGTATCGGTCGTGACAACCCGAGCTTCTTACAGAAAGTAGAAATCACGGTAGGATCTTTTACGAAAACGATAAACGATGTATCAACAGGCACTACATGGACACCGAATAGTACAGAACAAGCAAGCCTGTATGCTGCTATCGGAACTACCAAGAGTAGCCTAGCAGGTACTGTAAAAACAACAACATATTATAACGGAGAGCAGGTTCGAACACCTACTACCAAAACCATCACGTTCTTTGTCAGATCTAGCACAAACGCACCAACCTTCTCAGCTACAGGATTAACCTACGCAGATGTTAATGCCGTTACTGCAGCTGTAACAGGTAGCCCTACTACGATCGTACAGAACAAATCTTCTCTACGAGTAACGATTCCTAGCAGCTCAAAGGCAACAGCCCAAAACGGAGCCACTATCAAAACATACTCGGTTACTGTAAATGGTGTAACAAAAACAGTTAACGACGCTTCTGGAAACTTAAACATCGACTATGGGGTTATCAGCTCAGCTACAAATGTTGTGGCTACTATACGAGCAACAGATAGTCGTGGGCTATCTACTACGGTACCTATTACCGTTGCGGTGGTTCCTTATACAGTTCCGGTCTTGAACTACACCGTTCGTCGTAGAAACGGTTTTGAGGAAACTGTTGATATAACTCTAACTGGTACGATATCCCCTATTACAGTGGGCGGAGCGCAGAAGAACAGCCTGCAGGCGTTAAGCGGAACCTCGTCTGCGTTGCAATATCGCTACAAAGAGAACACGACAAGTGCTAGCTTCACCGCATGGAAGGACTTCACATTCACTCCTTCAGGTGCTGCCTATACTGCTACGCCTGTTGCGGAAGTATTGGACAATACAAAAGCTTATATCTTCGAGATCCGTGTTTCAGATAAGTTAAGCACAAACACAGTTTCTAAAACAGTTACTTCTGGTCAGCCTATCGTGTTCATGGATACGGTTATGAAAACGATGTCGGTTAATAAGTTTCCATCTAAACCGAACGGGTTCGAAGTAGAAGGGGATTTGCGAGCTACTGCGGGATTAGAGGTATATAACAAACCTTTTGTTAACGAGATCACGACTACGTTACCGGGTACTCCGGGCTGGTACCGTATTGCTAAAACCAACTGGACTGATGTAGGAAACAACAACGCTACATTCGAGGTGTATGCGAACGTTGCATCTGCACACTCCTTTGCGCGATTCGAAGCAGGGGTGGCTTTTAGCCAAGGGATTAGCCTCACGCAAACCAGTTATTCTACAGTAGGTAGCGTACCGGCCATCACTACTACGAGAATAGTGTATCCGACAAACATAACCGGGGGTACTGCTTACCTTGAAATATATAGTACTCGCTCTTCTACTGTACCTATCACTATTCGGATGATTTTGGGTACAATTGCAGCTACCTCTAACTGGTCGCTAATAACACCTGTCGCAGGTAGTGTACCAACTGGGTCAGTATCAAAAAGTTTAACATTCCAGAATGGGCTCAGGTACCTAACTCAGGACTTAGTATTCCCTTCGCTAAACAAAGGAACCAACTACTCAGATGGGAAAACACCCGCTACTGATTATCACCCTGTAGCGTACCACAAAGACGCAGGTGGTTTTGTTCACTTGTACGGTTTGGTTAAGGGTGTTGTATACGGTGATGTTATATTCACGCTGCCCGCAGGGTATACACCCCCATTTAGGCAAGTGTTCGGGGTTACTCAGAGTTCTTATGCAGACATAGGACGTATAGATATTTATGCAGACGGTAGAGTTTCAGTAGAAAATACAAGTAATACGACAGCAGGTAGTGGATGGATAAGCCTCTCAGGTATTTCATTCGCAACCTTCGATAACACTGTAGTTGTTCCATAGAAAGGAGGTTTCACGGATGCTAAAACAATACTATCACGTTGACGAAGAAGGCTATATTTTAGGAACATATGTATTTGACGACTCAGATATCCCTCCAATGTATTTTGAAGGTTGGGGGGAGGGCATTGAGGAACCTCGATGGGATTTTGAACAAGGTAAGTGGGTAGAGACTAGACCCCTAGAAGAAAAGTTTGAGGAGCTCAAGCTACAGAAGTTTAGAGAACTAGACGCAGCTTGTGAGGCGGCTATCGTTGGCTATTTCAAAGCTACTGTTAATGGGGTGGAATACGATTTCAGTTTTGACAAAGAAGCCCAGTCAAACTTTACAGGTATCATGACTATGTTTGGTGCAGGTATGATAACCGAAGTACAGTGGACAGCATGGAAAGACGGAAAAGTTAATCGTATAGCCCTAGATAGAGACAACTTTATGGCGATTGTAATGGCCGGATTTCAACATAAAGACGAGAAGATTGCTAGGCTAAGGGATGTATTAGAGCCAAAGATTGCACAGTGTGAAACAATTGAGGAGCTGAATAACCTTACATGGGATTCAGAAGTCCCTGAACCAGAAGAAGTATAGGGGTGAGTGTATGGACATAAGACCAGGGGACGTTATTTTCTATCGACCTACCGGACTTGTTGGGTGGGCAATCAGCAAAATAACCAGATCAAAATATAGTCATGTGGCACTAGCCATCGATGCGTACAACATAATAGAAGCTGATAAATTTATCAAGTCTAGAATATCGAACCTATACTACATAGAAGAAGTACATAGTGTTTACCGGTTAAAAGGTATAACCGATCAACAGGGACAGCAAATCGTAAACAATGCGATGACTATGTTAGGTGTAGGTTATGATTACAAGCAGATTTTAGGTTTATACTTCCGTTTAGTCTTTCGTAAAGAGTATTCTACATTTAACACAGCTAACAAATATATATGCTCTGAGATCGTAGACAACTCATTTATTCAAGCGGAGGTACCTAGGAAAGACAATGAACACCTAGGAGATATAACCCCTCAAGAATTATTTGATAAATATGAGCTAGTGAGAGTATACTGAGACGGATTCATTCCGTCTTTTCTTATATTATTAGAGAAAGGCGGTGCTTTATATGGGTATTGCAGATGGTAAAGGTATTTTTCGAAAGATTGCTTTTGAGTTAGACGGTAAATTCTTTCGTTTTGCTGTTAACCCAGATAACATGGTTTACTCAAGACCACATAGATCAACAGCAATTAAAACAAAGAGTCGGATTGTTGTATCTGATTTCCAAGATGATATCCACACTGTAACCATTAGCGGGACAACAGGATTAAACCCAACAGGGGTGGCTGCTGACCGAGGGGTTGCTAAGATACGAGAAATGAAAAATTATTTAGAGAACTACGCGTCATTAGGTGGGAACGGGAACAAATCTACTGCAGATTTTTATTTCCATGACTTCACTAATGCAGAACACTATGTAGTACATCTTTCTCCGGAAGGGGTTAACTTTACTCAGGACGCCAACTCCCCGCTTACACACAGATATGATATTAAATTTATTATTCTCCGTAAGGCAGGAGAACCAGATCAGGATGACGTAGTAGATCCTGAAATCGGAAATCGTTTCCCTACCTTACCAAACGGAACAGGTTCGGGCGGAACAGGAAACAGCGGGGTAGGGTCTGGTGCTAAAGATAGTAATGGTACCTCTTCAGATGACAATCCTTACGATCCTGCTTCAGGGAACGATAGTATCTATAACAAAGGATCAGGTAGCGGGTACCAGAATAACAATAACGCACAGCCAGTTAACCCGCAAGCACCTTCGCCATCTTCGTCTAGTTACGGGCAAACCGGCTTAGGGTATGCACTAGGTTACTATCTACGTAACAATGGAGGTGGGAGATAATGGCATACGCTTCTAACTTAGTTCGGTTTATCTCGAATGTACCGGTACTGTCAGATGGCACCATCCCGATTAACATGGTAGATGAAGGAGTACCGTTTACTTCTGATCTCTACGAAGCTAACTATTCCCTCTCGGCCGTAGCTAGAACGGTACAGAGCTTGTTAAAAGGTGGTAAAATAGAAGTAATAGAGGTTACACCAGATAGTACAACAATCGTAGAAAGAGCATTCAATAGTAACTTAGCTTCCGCATACCCGGAAATTTACTTACTACTCCGTGCAGTAGTACTAGAATCTTTCTCCCTATTATACATGATTGATAATGACCCGGTGCAGTTGCAATATATGTCTCAAAAAGATATTAGACGAGTACGTACAAACGTGAACTTTGTTGCGGACTTCTTCAGTACCGTACCAGCTTACTATTATATGATTGAGAACATGAGAGACATGAACATTTCTCTCGGGTATCTGGAAAACCAAATCGAAGTAATTATGTCAGAAAGGGGCGTGAACTAGGTGACAAGATTTGCACAACACATTATTAGAGACGGAGATACGTTACAAGGGATCGCCCAACAACGGCTAGGTGACATGACACAATGGCAAGACATCGCGCGGTTTAACAGCCTCCAATACCCGTACATTGTTGACACAGTGGAAGAGAAGATGGAGAACCCTGACCACTTACTAACTATTGGAGATATCCTACTTGTTAAACTATCGGATGACGATGTACAAGCTAACCTTATTCAACAGCTAAAGCGAACTACTGAATACGACCAGGAAGAACTATATGCTTTAGCGCTAGGGAAAGACTTAAACATCCTACCAGTAGCACGTACAATGCAGGAGCCTAGCCGAGACAGTGAAATCTTCGAACTTAAAGGCAACAACCGGGGAGGCCTATCAACAGTAAGGGGAATTGAGAACTTAAAACAATCCCTTTACATTCGGCTCATTACACCTAAAGGAAGTTATGTGGGTCACCCTTCTTACGGCTCTAATCTACATAACTATCTGGGGATGAAGAACACGGAAGAGAATGCAGCGCTAGTAGATTTAGAGATTGAACGTACCATCCGTACAGACAGCCGAGTAACGAAATGTGAATTACTTTCTCGGACAATCTCCGGAAACACATATACCGCTTCGTTTAGTGTCACGTCCATTTCCCTAGAGGAAGCATTTGAGTTTGTGATTTCCTCTGGGCAGAACGGGCCGATTGTCTTACAAAATAACTTTAACGATTATATTACTTGAGAAAGCAGGTGAGACTATGAGATTTAAACGAATGTCAGAAATCTATTCTCGCTTAGTAGACTATACGATCACAGGTACCGACGAGATTAATGACTTCTCAGTAGGTAGCGCGATGCGAGCCATCTACGAAGCGATTGCAATGGAGCTAGAGCAGTACTATGTACTGAATAGAGAGAATATGGCAGAGGCCATCGAGCAAGGTGTATACAGCTCTTTCGGCTTTACAAGAAAGAAATCCGTACGAGCTTACGGAGTTGTTCAAGTAACATTTCACAATGCTATACAGACCGATATTATTCTATCCAGGGGTTCTCGATTCCTATCAAGCTCGAAGTCATATCCTCAAATATATGAGACGCTTGTAGACTATCGTATCCCTAAAGGATCCCTTGTAGCCGACTTCGAAGTGTACTGTTTATCTCCCGGTGCTACAGGAAACATCCCAGCCAACACACTCGATATGATGCAGGCACCTATCGCAAACACTCGTCTGGTAACTAACCCTGCAGCATTCCAAACAGGCCAGGATCAGGAACCACTAGAAGAGCAACGTTCTCGGTTTAATGCATTTATCAAATCACTTAGTAAAGCAACAAAAGATGCCATTGAATACGGTACACGTACGGTAGAAGAGGTTGCAGGTGTTTACGTAGAAGAGGAGACTGGGCGAGTAAACGTATACGCACACGACCGTAACGGGAACTTAACCGATACAGTAAAAGCCAAAATCGAAACAGTTCTGGACGATTACAGAGCAGCAGGTATCCCGGTAAGGGTACTTCCTGTTACACGAAAATCCGTAGATGTAGATGTAACAATCACCTTAACGAACAAAAATGCAGTCACTACTACTTTCCAGAATAAAGTTGCATTAGAGATTTCCCGCTACCTAAATAGTATGCAGACTTCTCAGAGTTTAATTCTATCAGAACTAATCAGCATTATCAAGTACATCGACAGACAGCTTATCTACGATGTATCGTTTACAACACCAACCGGTAACATTGTCTTATTAGGTTCCGAGATTATCCGAGCAGGAAATGTAACAATCAAACTACAATAGATTGGAGGGGAAGTAGATGTCCTTTCTACGCCACCTACTTCCTGCTTGGAAGCGAGGTATCGAAAACAATAACAAAGCAAATGCAGCCATCCTAGCTGCCATAGACAAAGAGTTAAAAGATACAGAGAAAGAGTCCATTAAAAGTAAGCTCCTCATGTCACTAAACACCGCAAGCGAAGAATGGCTAGATCAATATGGTAAGTTGTTCGGTGTATTACGAAGAGAAGGAGAAGAGGACGATACATACCGGAATCGAATTATCTCTTACGTACTCCTAAAGAGGGGTACCATTCCTGCTATTAAAGCAGCCATCCGAGACTTCTTAAACGACTATGAAAGCTACATCGAGATTTACGAACCGTACAAGAATATCTTCACGTTAAACAAATCAAAGTTAAACGGAGAAGACCATTTCCTAGGGGAGTACTATACGGTAGCTGTAATCGACATTAAGCTTTCTAGACCGTTCCCTATTGGTATTATCGACGTGATTAACGAGTTTAAGCCTGCGGGGGTTACCTTTCGTTTAACGTACAGACCTAGCTCACATAACCCTGATGCAGGCGTTGTAAGCTTACCGCTAGACAGTAGTATAGTTCTATATCCTGAGACGCAGCTAACGATTCTGAACGGTATGAATGCAGAGATACGAGGGCATATGAACCTGACGGATGTATCTAGGGATGGGGACGCTAACGGCCTGTTTACTCTTAATAAAAGTAACCTGAACTCACTGGATCGCTTAGCTGGATCCCTATCCGCTACAAATGCGAACTACAACCTTGTTACTTTCTCTCTGCACGATCTAACCCTATCCGAAGATTCAAAGATAGAGGATGTACTAAATAACACGGATAGCGTATCTCCTGATTTCTACACAAAGACAGGAAGAGTAGATGGGCAATATGCAGCTCAAACCATTTATGCAGGAGCAGACAGTTACTTATATCTCACAATGGATGTGGCTACGTACTTAAACTTAAAATACAGTAAGTATTTAAGGGAAGTAGAACCTAGTGGAGTTTATACAAAAGAAACATATGCGCAGCTGATGGGTGACTGTTACCTACAGTATCGATTAAACGCAATGGTTACCGAGGAAGTAAATTATTCTCTAGAGGCTTTTAACCTGTCTACAGGGGGCTGGGAGAGCTTAAAGGATGATACAATAGGTAGTAGCTACAAAAGCCGTATCGTGCCTGCAGACGAGCCTGTGAGCTATCTGACGGATAGTGGACTCATGTTTGTTCGACTAGCTTTTCCATCTTCTCAACAGGATGCAGACGTACTAGTGTATCAAGCACCTAACTTTGGAAGCAGCACATACGAGCTTACACTTAACGGGGGCACATTCACAGAGAATACTACAGAGGAAACAATCAGCGGTAACTACGAGAGAACCGGTGAGACATTCGACATTCGTTTAGATTTCTTTGAACTAGGCTTCTCTAAAGATGTAAACAAACTTCCGGGTCAAACTGTAGATGGTATTTACGTGTACGACGCGGGCGACTTTGCTAACGGAGACGCTGATGTGGTATTAGACGGCAGCGATTTCACTGATAACTCTGTGAAAGAGGTTGTTAGTGCAGACTACACAGTTAATGACCACCCTTACGAGGTAGCTCACCGATTCGTGGAAACGTTCTATGTAGGTAGCGTAACTGGAATTACAACAATCACGGATACGACAGTCCCTACTATTGTCTACAACGGAGGGGAATCTCCAAATGAGGTGTACGAGTTTAATGTAGATGGCGGGGCACCAGAAGATCATACGTACACAGAAATAATCGATGGTAACTATAAGGAGTCTTAATCCACTTCTTATAGTACTATCTCTAATTGAATGGAGGTACATAAATGGCAAACATTATTAAATATGCAAAGATGCTTATGCGCAAAGGACTTAAAGCAGATTTAACTACCCTTGATGAAGCAGAGCTAGGCCTAGCTACCGATACGAAAGAAGTATTTGTAGGGGCTAATGATGGGAATATTCAGTTAGCTACACAAACCTCGGTAGATAACTTGCAAACAAGCGTTAGCAATACGCAAAATAACTTAGGTGTTTTAGCAGAGCTACCCACTATTGATAAAGGTAGTATCATAGGGGCGTTTAAAGAAGAGACAAGTCGAAGAAAAAATCTAGGGGTTAACATTAAAGACTTTAATGCAAGTGGCTCTACTCAAACAACTACAGGAAGCATCGCAGGAGGAAGTAATATTCTAAACCTATCCTCGGCTATTGATTTTGCAGACAACCAGGGGGTGTCCATTCACCATGCAGGTGCAGTACCTACAATAACCGCACCTTCCGCACCTTCTATAACTGTGTCCGGTGTATCCGGAACAACTCCTTATGCATATCAGATTGCCGCTGTAAACAAGAATGGTGGATTATCGGTAGCTAGTAGCGCAGGACAGATTACAACAGGGAACTCAAATCTTTCTGATACGTTAAGTGACCCGTCTGCACTTAGTTTAGCTAAGTCTGGTTCTGGTTCCGCTCTTACATCAGGGAATACCTACTATGTTGGGTATACCTTACGAAATAATGTCGGAACTACAACTAAGAACTCGTCACAGGTTAGCACAACCGTTACTAGTGGACAGAACATTATTACTTCTTTTGATTTCCCGACTGGGGCTGTCTCTGCGGATGTCTATGTAGGAACAACAAGTGCTCCGAAAAGATTAGCTACCGTAGACAAGGTGGGTGTAATTACCTTTGACGGCGGGTTAGCATCTGGGCTAACTGTTACAGTTAGCGGTAGTCGGATTACACTAACCATTTCTGCAACAGCTTCAGCAACTGGGGCCGACGCACCAACAAGTAATACAACCAAGAGTCTTAATAATATCACTTGGTCAGCTGTCACAGGAGCAGTAAGGTATGCAGTTTACAGAAGTGTAAACAATGGGGCCTACTCTTTGGTCGCAATCAAAACAGGGGGAACTAGTTGGACGGATACCGGTATTACTGACGTTAGCGGATACTATAGCCCTTTATGGAACACCCCTCCTGTAAGCCCTCTAGCAGAAACCCTAAATACAACTATTGTGAGTGGTGGTGGAACGAAAACGCTAACTCTGGCGACGAACGCGATCACATCCTCAATATCACAAACAGTTAGACATGATGATACAGATGCTTTACAAGCGTTTTTTGCTTCAGGATCGAGATTCATAATGACGTTTGGAACATATTCGACACGAAAACGTATCACATTGAACAATAACCAGATTTTAGAGGGTATAGGAGGCGAAAATAACCAAACGATTATAGCGCATGAATGTTTCGATGTGGATGCTTACGATTCAGTAATAAGGCTGACAGGCGACAATCCTGCCGTTATCAGTGTGAATGTCAGTTGTAAAATGAACAATATAGTAGACTGTATTAGACTAGATACAACAACAGGGGATGCAGCAAAGCCTTTCCAAGCTCTCTGTCAACGTGTGAAAACAACAGGTGGGTACAAAGGTTTTAATGTTAACTCAGGTATTGAAGCTAGATTAGAATACTGCCTTGCTACTTATGCCTCGTATGCAGGTGTTAACGTTCTTGTACCGGACACACATTTAATAGATTGTTCGTCCGAAAGTTGCTACTATGGGCTTAAAACCGGTACAGGTTGCGGAACAATTACCGCCCATCACTTCCATGCCATTTTAAGTACAACGTACGGTTTTTATCTCGACAATGCAACGTATGGACAATTTGTAAACTGCCAAGCTGATACATCAGGACAGTCTGGGGTATTTATGGTTAACACTACGAACTGTCAATTTACAAACTTCTGGTCATTTAAGAGTTCGTCTATTAACAATAACCAGTACCATGATTGGCATATTAACGCTTCTTGTTCTAACAATTCATTCACTAACTGTGTAAGTTTAGCGTTTTACTACACACTTAACAGTTTTTACTTCTCGGCAGGGACAAAGAATAACAGCTTTATAAACTGCTCAGGTAACGGTTCGTTACAGCACGGGGACGGAGTAGACGCACTTAGAAACGCTAACCAGTTCTCAGGGTGTATGGGGTCGTTAGCGAAGTACAACAGAAAAACTAAAACATCTAGTCATGTACTATCTCTTGCAGCGGGGGCGAGTTCTACTGTTAGCCACTACTTAGGCTATACTCCTAGCTTCTCTAACGATGTTTATTTGTTTAAGCTAACGTATAACAACCGAGCGCAAACTGCTCCATCACCGATGGCTGCTGGGCATCTATATTTTACCGTAGCCAACGGAACAACTAATGGAGGAACTTCTGCTAAGACAACATACTTTAGCTCTCCTGACCCGGAGAACTTTACAGTTTCGGCAGTTCTTAATGGAGACAAAATAGATATCACGGTAACGAATAGTGCAGGACAAACTATAGACTACGGTTTTGATATTGAAAGACATATGAATCCGAAAGGATTATAGGCACCCGACCTCCCTTAACCCTAGGGAGGTTTTCTTTCATGATATACTTAAGTTACACACAATCATAATGCTATATTATACATAGTAGAATCCTAGTTAAAGGAGTGACAAACAACTATGGCAGAAGAAATACATAAAGTTAAAATACAAGTCAGACGTGGCGTAGAGAGCGAGTTAACGGATCTATCCACAGGTGAGCCTGCCTTATCGACCGACACAACTAAATTCTTTGTTGGTACAGGTAATGGGAACAAATCCCAGCTAGCAAAGCAAAGCCAAGTAGACACCATCCAAACGGATGTTACGAATGCTAAAACAAATATTACAAGTCTACAAACAGACAATACAAAGAATAAACAAGATATCACTCAGTTAAAGACAGATACAACAGGTATCCGTAACGATCTAAACGCAGCTGTCGAGACTGTAGGAGACCTGGGTACAGAGGTAGAAGCGAACACTACCGATATCTCTACACTTATGGGAACAAAGACAGAAGTAGAGACTGCTCGAAATGGTGCTACTAGTCT